TTTTACATGGATACTCATACATAATCGTCTCCTTGTTCTATTTATATCTAACGTATGTACCATCTTCATACACAATACTATTAAGAACATATTCATTACGAGACGCCCCTAGATATTGGATTTGCGTTTGCTCCAGAACAACTGAGGGAAAGGAACTTTCCTTCTGTTTTGTATACAAGTAATCTTCATTCTTATCATAATCATATATGTATCTTTTCATCGGCCATTTATATGTTCTATAGTCACCGTTATGCCCTACATATGGATTAGATAAAGCCCACTTATCAAAATAATCTGTATAGAAAAATGAGTATTCTAAGTGATACACGGATGGGTCTTTTAAAAATCTTGGTGAGAAATATACTGACAATAAATCATCTATACTCCTTGCTAACCACCAAAGGAACTCCCAACACGTTTCTGGTTTGTACGGAGACATATCAATATACTTTTCTGCTGTATTCAACATATCAGGATTTTTCATAAGATGAATCCAACTCTCATCTTTGATTTTAAAGAACTCCTCCATAGACACTTTTGACGATATTGCAAGAAACAGTTCATCTCCACCGCCACCATTTACATTGATTGTTTGTCCGTTCCATAACTCATCATTGTTATGAACATAGTTATCGTGAGAATGCCACTGCAAATTAATTTTATTATTAACTAACAAATCATAAAAACGTGGATTTTCTTGCACACTAGCTTTTGATAGATACACAGTAAGGCTTGTATCCAATCTTCTAGTTTTCAGAAGACTTACCAATGCACATGTACTGTCTATACCACCTGACCACCATAATCTTATTGGTTTGCCAATATCCCATAGCTCTACAGCCCTGCGATTAGTTAAATCTTCGAAGGTTGATGTAAAATTTGTTGGAAACTCTGTAAAAGGATTCTCAACCAGATCAAATTGATTATCAAAACCAATTCTAAAACGTGGAGAGTGTAGACCAAAATTAGTTGCTAACCTGTACTCATCTCTCTTCATTATTTCTGGAAAAGAATGTGAATAATAATATATAACTTTAGTCACTTTTACCTTTCAACATTTTTTGTAACTCAGCAGTGCTGCCAACAAACAATGCATTCGTAACACTCTTCGGTGCGTTATTGGGAACCTCTTTGAGTTTTTTCATCTTCTCTTGTAAGTCGCCTAGTTTTTCAGTAACCTCTGCAACATTCTTGATTAACTGTCCAGCAACCTCGTATGCCCTTGGGTGTTCACCCTCTTTGGCAAGTTCAAGGATACCCTCAATCGCAGTGGAACCCTGTTCAACCAATCGATAGAAGTTCTCTCTTTGGTATTTGTAATCAGCATCAATATCTTCGTCATCTTCCAGTTCTACTGGATAACGAGAAACATCAGACATTTTAGTTTTTGGGTTTAAAGAAGCTTCTGGTGGAATAACATCCCCAACCACTCCAAGCGCTTTATCTATTTCATTTACCATATGACATATCCTTTACTTATATGTTAGATATGGAAGAGCAGTTTTTTTATCATTTTCACCATTTCTTCTTTTTAATGCACCACGATAATAATAAGTTTTTGGGTCTGCTTCATGTCTCCAAGGACCATAACTTCCTTTTTTGGCACAATACAAATCAAAGTCTCTTCCTGTCTTGCCTTCACTAATAAATTTTTCATAGGTTCTTTGGTAAGCGCATGTACGACATTGATTGTCTTCACATGTATTCAAATCACATTTGACAACTAAACTTTGTAACTCTTTTGGTATTGACTCGTATTGCTCAAACCTACCTATAATTTTTAAACTTATATCATCCCAATCAAAATCATCGCCCTGTGGAACTGGTGTTAGATCACGAATACCGGCCAAGTAAATATCAACACCAGTTGGTTCAACAATAGAACGTAATGTATTATAACCAACGTCCAGTGCTGTATTTTCTAACGATACTCCTATTGATATTGCATCAGCATCCGTTTCTTTAATCCATAAAGGAAAAGTTTCGTATCTTGGTTTGAGAGCACCTACATTATACTTACTAGAGAAGCCGGGTCTAATTGGTATACGTTCTTCAACGTAATCAATTGACCAATTTACCATTTGAAAATCAAAATCTCTAACCTCGGATTTCAAAAAAATAACAATTTCTCTTAATTTTTTAATTTCTCTAGAATTATATTCTTCACTCTCAAATTTATCATAAGCGCCTCTTGCAACAATATCAACGTCAGTCTCCGTTAACCAACGATAAAGTGAGTATGTAGAGTTAATCCCTCCAGAAAATGGTATAAGTATTTTCATTTTTCAAAAACCTTCCTTATTCATAAAGTAAATAATGTAAATTTCCATCCTCACCTCGGCCCCTATACATATAAGTCTCTGGATCAGCTTCATGTCTCCAAGGACCATAACTGCCGTGTTTGGCACAATACAAATCAAAGTCCCTTCCTGTCTTGCCTTCATTAATAAATTTTTCATAGGTTTTCCAATATGACATTTCACGCCCAGCACGACTCTCTGAATTATTCCTAATACACAAGTCTTGTAGTTCTTTTGGTAAGAACTCATACTGTTCAAATCGACCCGTCATGTCTTTTGCAACCTCATCATAATTAAAATTATCACCAATTGATACTGGAATTAGTTCTCTTACACCACCCAAATATATATCAACACCAATATTTTCAATACCAGATTCCCGACGACTTACTTCATAACCCTGAGTTGATGTATTTTCTAAACATATTCCTATAGATATTCCATCTGCTCCTGTTTCAAAACACCAATTGATGTATCCAGCATAACGTGGCCTAAGAGCACCAATATCATATTTTCCTTTTTTAAATCCCGGCCGGATTGGAATCTGTTCCTTTACATATTCTTTGGGAAACTCGCCAAGTTCTAAATCAAAATCACGATATTCTTTTTTAAGAAACTTTGATATTTTTTGAATTCTATCAAATTCTTTTGCATTGAAATCATCAGATTCAAAACGATCAACTCCATATCGAACAAAAATATCAACGTCAGTCTCCGTTAACCAACGATAAAGTGAGTATGTTGAGTTTATGCCGCCGGAGAATGGCATAAGTATTTTATCACTCATCTTCACCCGTCACTGGATTATGATTCTTCGCATCTTCAAAGTAAGAATAAACTTCATTGAAACCAAAATCATCATCTGCATCAGCACTCGTTGGGTCTGGTGTAACAGTAAGTCTCTGTTGACGTTTAGGTGCTTTATCAGGCATATCAGTGTATGCATCAACCTGAACTGTCTTGATAACCTTACTAGATGTAACAGGGCCGTAGAGATAGAACTTACAAGTAAAATCCATTGTGTAAATAATTGCTCGGCGAGTTGTAAAATCTCCCTGATAATCGTCCTCATAAGAAATACTATTTAGAATTACAGGAATATCTTTTTTCACACCCATGTCTGCATTATCATTCATCGTGATTGTATAATCTGGTTGAAAATATGGAAGAATTTGTTCTACAATTTGTAGAGCATCATCAGACTGCTTTGCAAGAATATAGAGTTGAAAATTTATATTATATGGAACAGGCATATATTGCGTGTCTAACTGTTCTGACTTATCACCCTTAACTTTTTTAAACTTCTGTACACGATTTAGTTTCCGGCCGGGGTCGTAGGTAAGTCCTGTAATTTCAAAACCAATACGGGGTAGTGTTACAGCAGCTGCTTTACTAAGGTCTGCATCATCAGCAAGACGAACAAGAAACTTCTGCCTTGGTCCATACGCCAAAGGCACTTTCATAGTCTGTTGAATTACACCAGAGTTATCCTTACGAACTAATTGAATATTATTAAAAATTGTTCCGAAACTAACAACGACATTGCGTACTGTTTCGTGGTAAAATTGTTGTCCTAGCATTAATCTGCACTCCCTGCATCACCAAATGGATTCGATTCACTGAAGTCCAGTATCGTATCATCCAATGTTTCAAACAACTCATTTTGAGCTGTCTTATCCGTTACTCCATCTCCTACTATATAGTCTTCCTGTATGAGATATTCATCACCACCAGTTTCAAGTAGAATACTCTCACCACCAAGATCAGTCTCATCCTCACCAATAATATTGTCACTATCTGTTTCATCCAGAAGTAATCCACTACCATCACTGGTTGCGTGATCAATTCTGATTTCTTGGTTAATTGTAGTTCCTGTTGCCTGTTCAAGAGTAAATTGATAATCCGAACTTGCAATTGAGAGAGAATCTTCAATCGCATCAATGTCTGTAATGCCTGTATCAAGTTCCTCTGACCCATAATCAAACAGGCGACATCGCATCTTATAAACAGGATTGGTATCAAGTTGATGAAAAGGATCATCATGATCTACAAAGTTAATCTCAAATAATTTTTTAAGTAGTGGATGATAAATTGCATCACCCTCTAGAGGACGATCAGCATCAGTCGCATCCGTTTCATTTAGAATATAAAATGTTTCGCCTTCCAGTTTAGATGTTGCTATTGACCCAGATTCTAAAAGAATTGAACCAGATGATGTTGAATCTGTACCATCTTCAATTTGTATTTGTTTTGTCTTTTCTTGAAATCTTACCTTACTAACTACAAAAGTTGCTTCACTTAGATTTTCTAAACCAAACTGAGTTATCACTTCTTGTTCACCCGCATATCCACCATCAGAATTTTCCATATACATTTCTATAGGAGCCTGAGTGTTGAACTTAGACAAAGAATCCTCTCCCAGAACTGTATCTTCTGCAACCAGTGTGCGGTCAAGATAATATACATCGTGTCCGTGAATCTGTATTGCTTCTGCAATCAAATTTGCATATAGTGATTGTTCAGCTGAAGAA